GCCAAGGTTAATTCCTCATCTTCCTTGCGTTTTTTCTGCTCAGCTTTTATCTCAGCTTGAGCATCGCGCTCGCCTTTATTTCGATCAGTATGACTTTTATCTTGTGCTTCTTTTTCAGCTTTACGTCGCTGTCTATTCTGCACACCACGTCCCTCATTTTTAACTTCGGGATCCTTAAGAGCATGAGTAAAAGTGCAGTTCACTATTTTACACTTTTGACCCATTTGATCATACTGACAACGATCAGTGAGAACTTTATCAGACATCACGTTTGATTCATTGTCACATTCATCATCTTCTTTTCGGTTTAACAAATAATAACCTAATGCTATGAGTCCCATACCAATCAAAAAATAGAGAGGTAATGACCATGTTCCATAAAATGGAATTTTGGAAAGAATAGTATCTAACCAAGAAACATGGCTGCCAGGATCACTAGTTGGCATTTTCTCAACAGCATTTTCCACAATAAAAGGTTTTGCCACAGGAATTTTAACAGTTAAATTTTCACCTTTGTAGGTTACTTCTTTTTCTTCAAATTCAATTGCGGGGCTAACCTCTTCTGAATCTAATCCACCTGCTTGATTTTCAATTCGTTCAGCAGAAACAAATTTTTCTTCTTCTTCAGCACTAGAATCATACAATTCTTTAGCTGATTGAGAATGTTGCGTTTCTAAATGACGTTGACGCTGTTCAAACAAGGACATAGGAGTTTTTTCAGTAATTTCCCAATGACCTTTTGGATTAAATTCCATATTAAAATTTCCATTTTTTAAATTATTTAAAGACAAATTTAAAAAACGGGCCAAAGCACCTTGTACGCTTGAGTTAAGTTCCTCAAACCAAACTGGAAGTTTTCTATTATTTTCCACCAAATATCTGGCCAGTGGCTGAACATAAGCAGTTGGTCTATCCACAACATCTTTTTGTGTATAATCCAAACCGCGTACTTTCTTTTCAGCTGACATAGCTGCACAGTGCATACATTCACTTTCTGTTTTCTTTTTATAAACATTACACCCATTAGGGTTTGTAGGATCATAATTTTTACAACCTTCATCCTTATCATAAAACAAAATCCAAGCTAAACTTGAGGTTTTTAAAAAATCAGTAAATGTACGCCAAAGTTCATATGGACGCGGGGATCGGGAAATCCAAGCAGTACAACACGAAACAAGCATCATACCCATATGAATAAGGGCATTAGCACGTGGCGACAACTGACTAGTTGTTTGATTGACAATCAAATTTTCCTCAATTGACTTAATCTCTTCAGTAAGATACGTATAAGTTTCAGTATCTTTAGAAGATTTATTGCGCATTTTGCGCAAAACTTGTAATTTTGAAAGATAATCA